TTCCTGAACACTACCAAGTGGAATTGTTGCGCTGTATCTGGACAAAGCCCGGTGAGGACTTCGTAGGTAATCAGGTTGTGTGTCATGTGTAGGCCCCTCCAGAAGCCTGTTTTGACCTTAGCGGCTCTTTCGTCGCTTGTGTGGGATGCTCAGTTTCTCTACTTTTCGTACCATTCCCCACGGTATGAGCAGCACGTTGTCGGCACCCTGATCGGCTGTGCAGGTCTGAATCAGCACACAGTGACGCTTGTACCGCTTCAGGATGCCCACGGACACGCATACCAGTGGCTGGTCATCAATGTCTCCTAGTTCGTGCCATTCGTTGTTGTCGAGGCTGTGAGCGTCATGCCACGTCACCTGGACAATGGCTCCGTCTAGTCCAGCCATACCACGTACTCCGCCGCTACCCGGCCTTTGTCTGGATCAACGAAGTGCAGCCGTTGGCTTGGTATCCCAGTTGCTGCGACGAACTCTCGAGCGTATTCGTTGTGCGACTCTGGGGAGCCTGTCACAAAGATGCGGCCTCCGTTGCTCATCGTCAAGCTCATTGGCGTATGCCAGTGGCCCATGTAGCAGTCGTTGAAGTCCTCAATCACTCCACCTGCCCAAGCGTTGACCTTTCTTAGTATCCCGAACGCTGGGGTCTGGCCCCCGAAAGCACGGACTTCGTCCCCATGTACAAGCAAAGCCGTGTAGTTGCCAATCTTGACAATTTGATACCAAGCATCAGATGACTGCCAATCCTTGACTAGGTGCCCTACTTTGTTGCGTGCAATTTCATAGGAGATTCGATCTACGTTGTCACCTTTTGGCATTTCGCCGTAGCGACCAATGCGGCCGTGGTTGCCGTATTCGCACACGACGCGCACTGTCTCAAAGTTGCTGGCAAGCGTTGTCACCGTTTTGGCAATCAGCCTGGACACCTCGAACAGTTGCTCGTATAGGTGACTGTCCACCTCGTACGCCTGCCCGGGGAAAATGCCCATGCCTTCCACCATGTCACCGCCAAGCATGAGCACTGCTTCGCGTACCGGGTGATGTTTGCGTTGAATCTCGGTAATGTGCAGTGCTTTGTCAATGAAGCGATCTATGCGTTGACCGCATGTTTCCGAGCCATACGACACAGACTTTTTACCGAGCTGCCAGTCGGTGCAGTGAATTACTGCGACCTCGGCTTTGCCTTTGCGAGTGTCCTTGGTTGGTGGCTTGATTTTGACTGGTGGCGTGCCGAGGCTTGCATCCTTGGCGGCCTGATACACAGCCTGCACTAACTCGTCGTTCTTGACCTTGAGCTTGGCGTACTGCTGCTGAGAACGCTTCAGCGCCTCACGCAACTGCTCGAGCGTCTGCTCCTCGGCAATCTCGTTACTTAGAGACATGCTTGCGCCTAAATCGGTACACAACGTTCCAATCGCACTTGAAGCCGTGTTTGGTCAGCAGTCGGGCTATCGAGTGATTGCTGTAATCCAAGTTGTAAATCAGGTCGTACCATTCCTCGCCGTTTGGCTGTGCATCAATCCAAACGCCTAGGTCGTGCAACCTATTTTGTCTTGGTTCTATTTCGTCGCGTAACGCCATTGTCGTGATCCTCCAGGTGGTTGTCAATCTTGTGTTCCACCCTAGTAAGTATCTTGCGGACGTATGCGTGATCGTCGGCATTTTCTCGCCGGGCACGCTCAATCAGGATGGCTGGCAGGACAGCTGCGCAGATGATGGCTATACCGCTAATTAGCGCTACGTAGATCTCGGTCGGCATGCAGGCTCACAAACTGCTGCACTTTCAAGGGTATCTTGTCCCCTGTGTAGTACCTGATGTGCCAAGGCTCTGATTGCAGCTCCCAGCAGAAGCCGTACCAGTCGGCGTTAGCGAGCATCCATTTGAGTCGATCACCGCTGGCATTGCTGACATCTACAGCCAGCCCGAGGTTGTGCATGGATGTGCCCGGCGTTGCCATAGGTGCCATGCCAGGCTTCAGGTAATACTTTTGGCCTTTGTATGTGCGCACAGACGTGGTTGGGATAGGTGCTGTGGTGTACCGGGCCATGAAGCCTCGCTCCTGCGTCTCAAGGCTTCTGTACGTGTCTGCGACGCTGGTGGGCTTGAACGGCCTGATTCCGTCGGCGTGTGCAGCTCTACGCATAGCCTCCCACGCCTGAGCCGCTAGTGGATGCAGTTGCCCATAGGGCCGAATCGTTTTCAGTAGGTAGGCAGGCAATCGGCCCGGTTGCACGCCTCGCAGGTCAGCAGGTAGTACTACTGGCTTGACCGGGTATTTCACTTGCGTCCGTACCGCGTGTCTTTAGTGTTTGCCCAAGCGTAAATCATTGGCAGCACTGCCGCTATCCCTGCCTTTAGCGCGCCTTCTACGTTGTAATTGCTTGTGATAAGCACGGCGACGCTTCCAGCGACGAAAGCTTTCAACCAATCTTCGAGCATGGGTGCCCATTTCATAGGTCATGCCTTTGGTGCTGGTGGGTAGGGATGTGCGGCTTTGACCTTGGCTACTGCGGCACGCCAAGCGGCTTCAGTGTTGTCGCCACGTTGCCACTCAAAAAACAGTCCGTCTGATTGCTGTTCGTATGCAATGCGACGTGCTGATTCCACTATTGCGATTTGATTGTCGTAATTGACTTGTGACCATGCAGCATCCAATTCGGCTTGTGTTGGTTTTGGTGTGTTGCTAAACCATTGCAGCGTGTCGTAATCGTTGCCGTCAATGGCCCATTGGCTGTCTGAATAGTTAGTTGTCAAAATGAGTGCGTAGTCAATCACGGCAATACCTCCATGACGGTCACAGTTGATACTGCTGTGAAATTGGCATCGCTTGGCAGTCGGTTGATAAAGAACGTACCACTGTTGACGCGACCTTGTACTTTGTAGGTCGTTGCAGAAGTGGTTGCAGGACTGTCTAAAACGGTCATGCTGGTTGGGTAACTGTCGTTGGCATCAATTTGATAGAACTGGACAGCGGCAGGGTTTGTGCCACCGCTTGGACTAAGAATGTTTGTTGTACCGCGCAAGAGTTGCAGCAAAGTTACTGCTGACGAACTATTGCCCATAGTGCCAATGTTGACCATAAATAACACTTTGTTTGAAGCACTGGTGGGCGTAATGCTTACTGATAGCCCAGTGATGTCCGTAAATGATGTGCTTGATGAACTAAAAGTGTCCAGTTTTGTGGCTTGCTTTACTTGCACAACACCGCTGGTAGTAGGCCCGACAGTTGCCCAAGCTGCGCCATCGTAGTACTGCACAACCTTGGTTGACTCCAAATAACACAACTGGCCTTCAGCAAGAGTCTTTTCGCCAGTGCCACCAAATGCAGCGTCACGCTCAGTAGTACCAGCGAACACTGGCACACCAGTTCGAGCGCTCTGATTCATCTGATCGGCAGTCAATATCTGACCGCTAGTGAATGTTGGTACTGCTGTCTGTGCGTTAGCGCCCATGGTTACCTCATCCTAATACGTTGAAGCCATCAAGTTGACCGTACAAAACATCATCCAAAATGATTTCATAAACGATGGTGGTCGGGCTTGTGTAGAACGTCAGCGTGTGGCCACGATTGAAGTCAATAACACCCTGAATGCCTTCTACCGCCAACTCCTCGCCTAGTTGCGTGCCAAGGCCGGGAATGGTCTTTTCAATGCTGATCGTGTCACCAATGTCCACCGTGGCAATTGCGTCACGTTGCAGGCTCGTCAATGATCCGAACCAGGTCGTGACGCTCGTGTAACGAGGTTCAGGTTCAGGCTCAAGCAGATACGCGGCAAGTGCATCTACTTCACTTTGCTGATGCAACAGGCTGTTAGTAATCGACACCGATTGAGTGAAGTAGGTAGCGATGCTGCCCGGGTCGGTATCCGTCGCAGTCTTGCCATCGAGCGCTTGCACATAAGCGCGATTGACCACGTTGTCGGCATCAAACTCCACAGACAAATCCTGATACTTCAGCCCAGTGCCATCATCCTTGAAGCTCACTACCGGGCTGCTGAGCGTCGTGCCAATACGTGGCTGGAACGTCAACACGCCAGAACGGTCAATAAACAGCCTGCCTTGCTCCGCCTGATTGATTTGGTTCAGGTAGGCGAGTGTGTTGGTGCCTGCCGTGACCGTATAGGCGCTGTCGTGCCCCAGGTTGACCGTTCCAGTGTCAATGGCTGTCGTACCCCCATACGACACTTCTGGAAGCGCCAGAACGCTTGTAATGCGCTCTCCTGATGTCTCCGGGCTGACGTTATAGGTATCTAACTGGGTTTGAGCCAAAAGGTAGAAATCGTCGGCGCACAGCACCGTCACCGTGTTTGGGCCAGCCATCGCAAAGCCGTATTCGTACGAAGTGACATAGCCAACGAACAGATACTCGCTGTCACGTGATAGGCGTACCTTGCGCAACGGTGCCAGCCCAGGCTGATTGTTGTCTGGGTCGTAGTACGGACTGCTCGAGTCGTACGGCCCGAGAATGCCTGTCTCGTCACGCATCACAAACTGCAACGTGCCAGCACCGAACTGATAGTCCGTTTTGCGTCGTCCGCGCGTGTAACTCACGCCAGTCGTGAACTCGGTGATGTCGGCGTACGTGGTCGTACCGTCTAGCACGTCCACACCGTTCAGCACGGATGAGTCCAGGCGGAATGCGTCTAGTGGGAAGCCTGTGTCAAGCTCAAGCAGATAGCTGCCTGATTGAACTACTGAGGCAGCCACGTTATACCGCGATCTGTAGCTCTAACGGCCCGGACGTGCGCGTGTAGTCGGTGAGCGCGTCCACGATGGTTTGACCGAGGCTGGCTTCTGCGACAGCTGCATTGACCGTGATGTTGTACACGTTTTGCTTGGGCGCGTATGCCGCGTCCAGCATGGCTGGTACTTCGTAGTAGCGGCTCTTGGGGTCATACACCGAAGGGTCAAACGGCTGCACCACCATTTCGCCTCCGCCGCCACCGCGACTGCCACCGCCACCGCCACCCGATGGGGCAGGCAGCGTGACCGGGGCAATCGACGGAATGCTTGGTACTTGAATCATGCGCTCTACTCGATCAGGGCCAGCAGTCGTGCCAGCAGCGGTGCTGGTAGTGCTGCCGCTGCTGATGCTGAATCGTGGCAAATCAAATTTGTTTAGATAGCCAATGTCGCTGAACGGACTGACTTTGTTTAGACCTTCAATCACTTTGTTGATCATGGCTACGTAAGTGTTGCCAATGTTTTCAAAGATGCCAATCACAAAATTGCCCATGGTGGCAAATGCGTTTTTGACGCTGCCAGTCTTAGCCACCAGCACACCGAAGCCAGCCACCAACAGGGCTACAGCCGTAACGACTAGGCCGATTGGGTTGGCAGCCATTGCAAGGTTCAACGCCAACTGCGTGACCGTGATGACCTTCATTACTGCGTTCAATGCCAGAATCGCTCCGGCAAGGGAGCCGACCACAGCCATGACCGCTAGCACTTTGTCAGTGTTGTTTTGTACGTATTGCGCAAAGCGTTGCAGTACTGGTAGCAGGCGCTCGAGGATGGGCAAGAATGCTGCACCAATGGATTCCTTCGTTTCGCCAATGGTCAACGACAAGCGCTTCATTTGACCTTCAGCGCTATTGGCAGCCACAGCTGCCGATCCGCCTACCGTGCCAGCCACAGCTGCAAATACCTCGTCCAGTGACGCGCCTTCTTTGATAAGGCTCCGTACCGAGGGCAACAACGTGCCAAGCGCCTTCGTGTTGCCACCGTACGCCTTAGCGATGGCATCCGTAGCCGTGCCCAAATCAACGCCAGTGGCGGCTGCGATGTCGAGGGCCAATGTGAGGCCATCCTGTGCCGAAGTCATCTCTCCGGTCACCTGGACAAGCGAGGCGAGGGCCGGGCGTAGCTCATCGTCAGCCACAGCCGCCGACATCATTGTTTTTTCAATAAATGCCTCAGCGACTTTGACGTTGGCTTCACCAGCCAGCGTGTTATTCGTAATGGCTTGGGCAAGCAGGGCTTGTGCTTTTGCGTCCTCAATAGCGGCCTTGGTTGCGTCACCAATAACGACAGCCAGCCCACCAATAGCCGCAGCTGCCGGAAGGGCAGCTTTCTTGAGGGCGAACTGGGCTTTAGCGCCAGCGCCTTCAAGGTTCTTGAACTCGGCAACAGCCTTGCTAATGCCTTTGCCGTCAAACTCAGAAATGATTGGGATTGTTACAGCCATTAGCGAGTCAGTCTATTCGTAGTGGCCTTGTTGATTTTTTCTACCACTTGACCAAGGTTCTGGTTCACCTGATCGGCGTTGCGTTCGTATGAGGGCCACATCAAACGCGATGGGGCACCGTAAAGCGATGACAGCGCTGATGCCAGCCGATTAGGTGCTTTGCGGCCTGCCATGTCAAAGATTGTTCCTGCCGGGCTTTTCATCGTGACGCTAAAAACAGCCAGGCTGTTTCCACGCCTGCGATTACTGAACCGGGCAATGATGGATTTGCTGACCGAGCTTTGTGCCCACGGCATGAGCCTGCCGCCTTTCCAGTTGCGCGACATACCCGACAACGGCAGATTCACAACCTTGCTTCGAGCATCCTTGACAATCGGATCAACGATGGTCTTGAACTCTTTTTTGATTTCCTTGGCAAGTTCAGGCTCCATGCGCTGCAACTCGCGCAACGTCTCCTTGACACCGACAACAGTTACAGATGTTTCAGCCACGTTGTTGTTGCTTTCTCGCCAGCAGTAACACGGTAGCCAAATCCTCGGAATCAAACTGGATGTCAGGTGGCCACCACCCGGTAGCCAACAGCAATTCCGCTAACTGGCGGCGGACGCTGTTGCTTCCGTAGGGTTTGCGTGGGCAGTCTCCACTACCTCAAAATCCTCAACGGACACAAGCCAAGTGTCATAGTCGCGGCCTTCACGCTTATTGACGTTGAGCTGATGCCACGCCATAAACATGATGTCATCAATGCCGATACCAGCCTGTAGATCGCTTGCGCGGCGCTTGAACTTGCGTTCCCACGCAGCAGCCGTAGCGATTGTCGTTGTGACTTGCTCTGTAACCAACTCTGCTGCTGGTGTCTTGAATGACACCTTGATGGTTAGTTTCACGCCGTCACGTCCTCAACCAGCACGCCGCCTGTAATGGTGATTTCCACTTCGGACAGTTCACCGACTGAGCCGTTGACCAGATCGAGCGACTCGAGGTATCCGCCAGTGATTTGGAATTCTGGGTTGGTTGCCGAGATTGCAGCCGAGGTTGGCTTTACTGCGACGTACACGTTGGTGCCGACAAGTGCGGTCAGGTCAACGTAGGTGCCGGGCGTTGCCGAGTACTCCATCAGCAGGGTGGCGGTCACGGTCACGTTGGTCAGGCCACCGACAAACTGGCGGCCCGTGTTGCCAAACGAAGTGGAGTCGAGCGCTTCACGCGACTTGGTGATGACCACAGACTTGCACTGATCGGTCAGGTCTTTGATTCCGGCAAGGTTGACACCGATGCCGAATGTTGGGGAAGCCAGGTAGGTGGTTGCGTTAGCCATGTAGCGAATCTCCTCTACGTCGAGGGTCGCTGCTTACCCGTAGGGCAGTCTAGTAGCCCTAGGGGCTTACTTTGGTGCGTATCGTCAGCTCGTAGGCAGGGTAGTCAGCTCCACCGTACGACACGGTGGTTGGGCGTGCATCGGTCAAGCCGATTTGTGCAGCGCGAATCAGGTCAATGTTGTCGAGCAAATTGTCCAGCGTTCTGTTGTCCCCGGTGCCCAGGGCAGTCATTACGACACGGAATTCCATGTCAGCGACCACGTTGGTTGCCATCATGATGGTGGGTGCCTCGACTAATGCGCATGGTGGGTTTATGTTGCGTGGATCATCAAACACACGCAGCCCGGTAATTGTCTGCAGTTGGGTGACCAGTTGGTCGTAACCATCCTTGAACATGTTTGCCATGTCAGGCCACCTGTGGCTTATTCACTCCGAGCAAACGCAGAATCTGACCGTAGTTGCCTGTGACCGGGCCACCTGTGGCTAGTGGGTCAAACGACGCAAACGCCTCAGTGGAGCCGCGTTCACGGTACAGAATTGCTGCGTACTGGACGGTGCCAAGCTTGACAGCGCCATCAGGCACCACAGTTGGTGAATCAAAATACCCGGACTCCTCGCGCTTGCGATACGCAAATTGGTTCGCTGCGCTCACTGCCATGTTCGCTACGTCAAGGTCAGCACTCGGGTTGGTGAACGTGAAGCCGAGGTAGTCCTCAACATCGCCCAGGACAATCCATGAGCAGGTCACCGAGTAGGTGCATGTCCCGGTGGCAGCTGCTCGATCAGCGTCATCCGTGGTCAGTGCAAACAGCACCTGATTGGGGATAATGGTGTCAGTGTCGTACTGGTAATCACCTTGTTGCGATACGCCGATGAAGTAGTACTCGGGCAACGCAAGGATTTTGTGCGTGCCATTCCACGTGGCATTGATGCCAGACAGCGTGATTGACTGCCCTACCTCAAAGCTGTGGTTCTCCAGCAACTGAACGACGGCAACGTTACTAACTACCTGTTTATGGGTAAGTGAGTAAGTTGCCACCGTTCAGTGTCACCTGGAGGGAGTGAACTTAGACGAGCTTGACGAACTTGGTTGCGTCAATCATGAGCGTGGCGAAGTATCCACGGAACTTGATGTAACGCGACAGTGAGCCGTCAGCGGCTTCGACTTGGATTGCGCCCTTCTGTTGCTCGAAGATTTCAAAGCCGTCTGGGTGTCCGACGATTGCGGTGTCGGCGGCGAAGTTGCGATCAACTACGACGCTGAGGCCGAATGCGTTGCCGACCGAGGAGCCGGGTGACACTGCACCAAAGGCGTTCATTGGGCCGATGTTCGGGAACAGCGGACGGTCTGCATCGTCCACGAGTTTGCCCAGGTACGCCCAGTTGTTGGGCGACAGGAACAGGTGGGTTGGCAGGTTGCCGTTGCTGTTGCTGAGGATGGTGCTGGCAGCGTTGTAAATTGCGCTTACCCAGTCAGCGGCCACGAGGCGGCTGGTAATGGGTTCGCTTTGTGAGGTGCCTGCGAGAAGCGCGTCAGCTGCCACGTTGTCGGTTTCGTTGGCGTAGATGCGCGCCATGTCATCGACCAGCAAGCCAAGCACTTCTGGCTCAGTCCAGTCCATGTCCTCTTCCGACAAACGGACGTATCCGCCGTAGACGTTCTTGGTGACATTGTTGTTGCTCACAACGAACGTGCCCGAGTCGAGGTTGGCGTTTTCGCCGTTGCTCAAGCCGATCGTGGTGTGCGTGGTCACTTCTGGGCGACGGAACACTTTGCCGCCACCGGGCATCGCCTTGACACCGATTGCGTCAACGACTGGGCGCAGGCCACGGAAGTTGTTGTACACCGGGCCGACGATTGGCTCTGGCAAGATGCCGGGCGTGTCGGTCGTGACAACATCGGGCGCAGCAGCGCGAATGTTGGCGAGGAACTGTTGCGCTTCGGAGCCGCCCTTGATCAACTTGCTGATGTACTCAGCAGCTGATGGCAACTTGAACTCTGCGCGTGGTGCAGCAAACAGCATTTGTGGTGCTGGTGCTGGTGCTTCTACGGATGCTTCGACCTTGACTTCGGACATTGTGGTTGTCTCCTCTTGTGGTTCGGTCGCTGCAACCTCTGTAATCATAGCGCCCTTGAATGCAGGTGCCGTGACAAGTGATAATTCTACCCAGTTGGCTTTTTTGATGACCATGGTGCCGTTGTCGTCGTAGGAAGCGTCAACTACGTCAACGCCTACCGATACCGAGTCAACTGCCTCGTCTTTGATGAGCTCGAGCATGTCGTTGCCTTCGCTGGTGGCACTGATTCGGGCCGTAAAAAGCATGCCTTCCTCGGAGTCCAGTCGCCCGGTGACCACGCCTACTGGTTGCTCAGAGTCGTGGTACTTGAGCAGCTTGGGCTTCTTGCCTGTGATTGGCAGTGAGCCGCGCTCGAAACGGACGCGAGTTCCGTCGCTGACGGTGGCTTCGGTGTTCCAAGGTACGGCAACACCAGAGATCAAGCGTGGTGACTCGCCATCCTCAGCCAGGACAAATGTGTTTTGTGCAGTTAGGCGAATCATGATGCCTCGCTTTCGTCGTTAGAGGGTAGCCCCCGAGCAGGTGCAGCGTCGTCCTGCTCGGAGGACATTTCGTATTCCTCCAGGTATGTCTCAATGTCCAGATAAATGTAACGGCCTCGTGGCGTGATGTTGTTCATGCTCAACGTCTGCTCAATGCAGTCGATGAATGGCTTGGCA